CGGTCTTATTGCACACATGGCATACGAATGGTGTCAGCGGCTTGGTGATATGCGTCTTTTGACTTGGGATAACATCGACTTTGACACAAAGACTATGCGTCTTGAACAATCAAAGCGTAAAGCGGATGTTCATTTGCCTATTTCAGATGACTTGTGCGATATGTTGTCGCAGCAACATGATGATTTTGGGTTCCAGCAGTACATTGCACCTAGACCAAATCCAATTTGTGGTGAATACAGACCTTATTCACTGCAAAAATTACCTCTGTTTGCCAGAAGAATTATGGATGATGCAGGTCTACCTAAAGAATTACGTTTGGCTGACCTTCGGCGTACAGGTACCACAGAAATGGTTGAGGCAGGTGTCGGTATGGCACAAATCATGTCGGTTACTGGACACTCTAATCCAGCGTCAGTAAAACCTTACATGAAAAATACTTTAAAAAGTGCAAATTTTGCATTGACTGAGCGAAAAATACATGGTAAAAGCATACCAAGTGCCGCAAAGGAAGGTGATATTACATGAATAATATTTATAACACTAATGTGTATAAACATATAAATGAATTAAATATACCTAATGGAACTACAAAAAGAATGGTATGTCCTAATTGTGGAGAGCGTACATTTACAGTGACCAATAACATGGGTTCACTTTTATGGAATTGCTTTCGTGCTAGTTGTGGTATCAAGGGTAGCGACAGAGTGCATTTATCTGTAGAGGATATACGTACTGGCTTCTCTGGAGTAAAAGAATTTGCAGAAGATACATTTGAGTTACCTACCTACGTAGTTTCTAATAGACACCCCAGACACTTGATAAAATGGTGTGCTGAGTGGGGCATTGATGAAACTAAACTTGGTCTGTTGTATGACGTAAAGGAAGATCGTGTTGTGTTTCCTGTGTACCATCAGGATAAAATTGTAGATGCCACTGGCCGTGCGTTAGGAAAAAAATTACCTAAATGGAAAAAATATGGAAAAAGTGGCTTGCCATACAGTCATGGGTGTGGTAAAGTCGCTGTAGTTGTTGAGGACTGTGTGAGTGCAGCCGTTGTTGGTTACGGTTCCTTTGTCGGGGTTGCGCTTCTTGGCACTTCTTTGCAAGAGTCGCATAAAGGATTTCTCTCGCAGTTCTCAACAGCCATTGTAGCACTTGACCCCGATGCGCTACCGAAGACGTTGCAGTTTGCAAAAGAATTAAGAGGACATGTTAACGATGTTCGTGTTCTTAGAATTAAAGATGACTTGAAATATCGTAACCCGACAGATATGGAGAATTTAAATGGAATTATCACTGATTAGAAGTTTAATGGACAAATCATTTTATGATGACCACCGTGGGGCAAGATGCCCTGACCGTTTGTTTAGTAAGGATGTACGAAAGATTAAACAGGCTATCGACAAAGCTATGGATCGTTACGAAAGAACAGTAACACCAGACGAGATTGAGGCACTGTTCTTAGCAAACAATCCAACTATGACAACAGCACAGAAGAACTCTTTTTCTTCTTTGTTTCAGAAGATTAAAAAAGAACAACCTATGGGAGAGGATATTGCACAGGAAGTTCTTTCTAAACTATTTCAGCAAGTTATCGGGGAGGACATTGCTAATCTTGGTTTTGACTATGTGAATGGAGACAAGTCTAGCCTTGAGCCTCTTCGTTTATTACTGGAGCAATACGGAGATGACTTTACGCCTAATTTGAATATTGATTGGGAGGACATTGAATTGGAAACTTTGCTTGATAGAAACGATTTAGAAGCACGTTGGGTATTCAACATTCCTTCACTTGCTCGTAAGGTAGAAGGGGTAAATGCTGGACACTTGATTGAGGTTGGTGCTAGACCCAACACAGGTAAGACATCGTTTCACGCCAGCCTGATTGCAAGTCCGGGAGGTTTTGCACATCAGGGTGCTAACTGTATTATCCTATGTAATGAGGAAGGGTATCACCGTGTGGGTGCCAGATACCTTACAGCCGCAACTGGCATGACGATGCGTGATATTAAGGCTAATCCATCTAAGGCACGAGACTTGTACGCACCTGTGAAGGAACGTATAAAGATTAAGGACGCAACTGGTCGTGACATGAATTGGGTAGAGTCTGTGTGTAAGTCTTATAATCCTGATGTAGTTCTTCTTGACATGGGTGATAAGTTCGCTAGGACTAGTGGCTTTGCACGTACTGATGAAGCACTTAAGGCCAATGCAGTACATGCTCGTATGATTGCTAAAGAATATGGATGTGCTGTGTTTTATATGTCACAGCTATCTGCTGAAGCAGAAGGCAAGATACAGCTTAATCAAAGCATGATGGAAGGCTCTCGTACTGGCAAGGCCGCTGAAGCTGACCTGATGGTTTTGATTGCTAAAAACCCTATAAAGATATCAGAGGACAGTTCTGAGCAGGAAGAAGACCCACAGCGTCATCTTAATGTTGTAAAAAATAAGTTGACAGGATGGCATGGTAGTGTACATTGTGAACTTGAATATCAGACAGCGAGGTATGTAGTATGAAATTAACACTTGATGTAGAAAACACAGTAACACAACGTGATGGCAAGATGCATCTTGACCCATTTGAGCCTGAAAACTCACTTGTTATGGTTGGTGTTCTTACTGACATGGGAGATGAGGCACTTGTTCCTTTTGACCATTCAGAGGCTCCATTTTCAAATATAGATTCAAGAATACTTATCCAGTCTTATCTGGACCAAGCATCAGTCTTGATTGCACACAATGCTGCATATGATTTATTGTGGCTTTGGGAATCTGGGTTTAAATATGATGGTCCTGTATTTGACACAATGCTGGCAGAGTATGTCCTACAGCGTGGCATAAAGGAGCCTTTGTCACTTCAGGCTTGCGCTGAACGCTATGACTTGGATGCAAAGAAACAAGATACTCTTAAGGAGTATTTTAAAAAGGGATATAGCACAAGAGATATTCCATACGCAGAATTGTGTGAATACTTGTCTGCCGATCTTCATGCTACACAGCAACTAGCTACAAAGCTGATGTACAGACTAAACTTGACTGAGGATAGTACATTGATGAGTACAGTTGCATTGAGCAATGAAGTTGCAGTTAGACTTGCTCGTATATACCAACGTGGCTTTGCTGTAGATATGGAAGCACTGGAACAGGTACGTACAGAGTTTGAACAGGAAAAGGAACAGCTTATCAAAAATCTACAAGTTCATGTGCGTAAGGTAATGGGTGACACACCTATCAATCTCAACAGCCCTGAACAATTATCTTGGGTAATTTATGGACGTAAGGTTCTTGATAAACAGGATTGGGCCAGTAAGATTGACCCATACATGACCGATCAGGATTTCAATCGTCTTATCACAACAGGAACTGAGAGGCTGTATAGAACAAATGCGGTACAATGCGGTACTTGTTCTGGTACTGGTTACATCAGGAAAACTAAAAAGAATGGTGACCCTTTTGCAAAGGCAAATAAATGCCCAGAATGTTTGTCAGAAGGTTTCTTGTTTATTCCCACTGATACATTAGCTGGGTTTAAATTCAAGCCACCATCACCTAAATGGGCTAGTGCAAATGGTTTCACTACAAGTAAAATGAATCTTGAGTTACTAGAAGGTGCGGCACGTACAAAGGGTATGGACGATGCTGTTGAGTTTCTCAGTAATGTTAGAAGACTTAGTGCAGTTGATACTTATCTTTCCTCTTTTGTTGATGGTATCAAGACACACGTAAAGCAAGATGGTAAGCTACATGTACGCTTACTACAGCACAGGACTGCCACAGGCAGATTTAGTGGTGCAGACCCTAACATGCAGAACATGCCACGTGGTGGTACGTTTCCTGTTAAGAAGGTTTTTGTATCACGATGGGAAGGCGGTAAGATTATGGAAGCTGATTTTGCACAGCTTGAGTTTCGTGCCGCCGCATATTTATCACAGGATGGAGTTGCAATTGAGGAAGTATCTACTGGATTTGATGTACATGCATACACCGCTAAAGTTATTACCGATGCTGGTCAGCCTACGGATAGGCAGACTGCGAAAGCCCACACCTTCGCACCATTATACGGTGCCACCGGCTTTGGCAGAACAAAAGCAGAGGCAGCGTACTACGAACACTTCACGCAGAAATACAAGGGCATCGCAGCTTGGCATTCCAGACTGGCTAAAGAGGCTTTAGAAACGCAGAAGATACGAACACCAAGTGGTCGTGAGTTTTCATTTCCAGATGTTGTGCGTAAAGCTAGTGGTCGTGTATCTCACTTTACACAGATAAAGAACTACCCTGTACAGAGTTTTGCCACTGCTGACATAGTACCTATTGTACTTATTTACATTGATGACTTGCTTGCTTATGCAAAATCATGTATAGTGAATACAGTTCATGACAGTATTGTCATTGATGTACATCCAGATGAAGAGCGATTGGTTCTTCAGACTATTGAAAAGGTAAACAATGAGTTACCTTATTTGATAGCTGGTAGGTGGGGAATAGACTTTAATGTACCCCTACTTTTAGAAGCAAAAATTGGCCCGAATTGGCTTGACACTAAAGACGTAGCATGATATAACTATGTCTCTTTAACTGAAAGAAAGGAATAAAATATATGACACAATTGACAACTATTGATACTAACAACTATGAAGCAATGGCGAAGGTTATGGGCATTGCTAATGAGGCTAGAACTTCTAGTAAGTCTAGTTCATTGGCTCGTATGCGTATTCACCATTCACCTATTATGGGTACTGCTGAAGTTAATGGCAAAAATGTTAATGTTGAGGTTGTAGAAGGTGGACAGTACAAACTGGAAATTCCAGATGGTCCTACTTACTATGCCTCTAGCGTTAAAATTAGACCATTCATGCAACGCTTTATGTATAAGCGTTTTATACAAGGTGGTGCTAATTCACCAAACCGCTTTATAAAGAGTGTTATGGCTGATACCTTAAACATTGACTTGAAGGACAACGATGGTGGCTTTAACTGCGGTAAACCTGCTGGCTACATCAAAGACTTCAAAGCATTACCTCAGAAAACACAAGATTTGATTAAACAAATCAAACGTGTTCGTGTTGTTCTTGGTACTGTTGATATGCTAAATGCTACTGATGAAAAGGGTGAGTCTGTAGAACTTGAGATTACACCATTTATTTGGGAAATCGACAATCGTGATGCTTTCAAAGAGATTGGTAGTAGCTTTGAAACGCTGGCTAAGATGCAACGTCTTCCTGTTCAGCATATCATTACTGCCAATACAGAAGAACGTAAGATTGCCACTGGTGCTTCTTATTTTGTTCCTATAGCGTCTTTGGATTTAACGAATACTCTTGAATCAACTAAAGAGGATCAAGTTTTGTTTAGCGACTTCTTGGCTTGGATTGATAACTACAATAATTACATTGTCAATTCATGGTCTGAAAAAGCTAATTCTCGACTTGAGGATGGTGATGCTGAAGTTCTTGATGATATCATTGACATTGAAGTTGATGACGAGGACGCAGCATAATGCATCATCCTGCTGAACTAGCGTTGCATCAGTACATGGAAGATGCAACAAAGGGCAAGACAACTATGTCAAAGGCTACCATTAAACAGGTAGCTTCTGATGTTGCTGATGCTCTTTCTCGCCAGTTTGGTAGTGGTAAAAGTAGAGGCGACTTTACATTGCGTATGTCAAATGTGGGTCGTCCTACTTGCCAGCTTTGGTATGAAAAGAATAAGCCAGAGAAGGCATTGCCATTACCTACTACATTCGTAATGAACATGATGCTTGGAGATATTGTAGAAGCAGTATTTAAGGGTATTATGAAAGAAGCGGGGGTGAAATATGAAGACACTGATAAAGTCACACTGGAAGTCGGTGGCCATAATATTAATGGGTCTTACGATATTGTTGTGGATGACGCCGTAGATGACATTAAATCTGCATCTGATTGGTCATACAAGCATAAGTTTGAATCTTATGACAGCCTAGCTGAAAAGGATGGGTTTGGTTACATTGGTCAACTTGCTGGTTACGCAAAGGCATCGGGCAAACGTGCTGGTGGTTGGTGGGTGGTAAACAAAGCCAATGGACAATTCAAATATATTCCGGCTTCTGGTATTGACATTGATGCAGAAATCTCTAAAATAGAAAGTACTGTTAAAACTGTAGAGGAGAATAAATTTGAAAGATGTTTTGAACCAGTTCCTGAGACATTCAGAAGTAAGCCTACAGGGAATATGGTACTTAATGATGGATGTAAGTTTTGCCCATATCGTTTCGATTGTTGGGATAACATTACTGAGCGTCCTTCTGTAATGTCAAAGGCTCAAAATCCACCTATGGTGTGCTACATTGGAGATGTCGTTGCACCATAAGCAGTTTAGAGCAGCTAGAAAATACGGCTATCGTAGTGGACTTGAGTTAAAAGTAGCACAAGACTTAGACGAGCAGGGTGTAGAGTATCTGTATGAGAAGGTAAAGATTGAATGGGAAGACCTTGCATACAGAACCTATACACCTGACTTCGTACTAAACAACGGAATAATTATTGAAACAAAGGGAATGTTTACAGCAGCAGATAGACGTAAGCATCTCGCAATTAAGAAGCAGCATCCTAAATTGGATATTCGTTTTGTCTTTGAAAATAGTAAAAGAAAATTGCGTAAAGGAGCAAAGTCATCGTATGCCGAATGGTGTATCAAATACGATTTTAAATATTATGACAGGATCATTCCAGAGGACTGGTTAAAAGAAAAGGGTAAGAATAAACACCCAAAGTTTATTAAGTTTAATGGCACTAAAGTAAAAAGGAGATAGCAATGAACAAAAATGAAATAGTAGAACAATTATCTGAAGACGATTTCCTTATTAGAGTTAGGCCATATATGGATGAAGACGGTGAATGGAGTGGTGAGATAGATTTATCTGTTATAGCATTACCAAACAATCCGCTGAATGATGAGAGTTATTTTCAGATAATGCATTTCTGTAAGATGATGTGTGCTACAATTCCTATTATGGAACAGTCAGAAGAAATTCGTAATATTGTACATGAATATGTGCTAAATGTCATTGACAATGAGATGCAGGTTGATGTACAACTGGAGGAAGAAATGGGTGTTGAAAAAACATATGATGGCAATGTAGTTCATCTTAATTTCAACACAAAGACAGGAGGTAGTGCATGACAGACTATAGAAAGATTATGGATGATATTCAGAAGAAGCAGGAATGGAAAGATGTTGATTGGGAGGCAGACTATTCTTTTATAGACAATGTAAGACCTGATATGGTAAACAATCCACCACATTATAATGCCAGTGGTATTGAGTGCATTCAGGCGATTGCTGCTGCAACTGATGATGGCTTTCAATACTATTTACAAGGTAATATATTGAAATATCTTTGGCGTTATCGTTACAAAGACAAACCACTTGAAGACCTAGAGAAAGCCAAGTGGTACTTGGATAAGTTAATTGAGGAAACTATGGCAAATGATAAGAGTTAAAGTATTTATTACACTTGACATTGATGAAGATGAATATCCAATACCTGCCGATGGACAAGTTGGGGAGGAGATTGAGGATGGGATACATGAGTATTTCTATGATGTAGAAGGTGCCGATATACGCACTATAAAAACAATAACGGAGTGACACTATGAATAATTATTTACCTACGGACTACCAAACATTTATTGCTACCTCACGGTATGCACGTTGGATTGAGGATGAACAGCGGCGTGAAACATGGGGTGAAACAGTACAGAGATACTTTGATTATATGGAGAACCATCTTGCAGATAAGTATAACTACGCTATGTCTGATGAACTACGTGCTGAACTTGAGGAAGCTGTACTTAATCAAGATATTATGCCAAGCATGAGAGCATTGATGACTGCTGGACCAGCACTTGATAGGTGTCATGTCGGTGGTTACAATTGTTCTTACTTACCAGTAGACAGCCCACGTGCATTCGATGAAACAATGTACATTCTTATGTGTGGCACTGGTGTAGGCTTTTCAGTGGAACGCAATTGTGTTGAGAAACTGCCTATTGTAAATGAACACTTTGAAGAGAGTGACACAGTAATTAAGGTTGGAGATAGTCGTCCGGGCTGGGCCAAATCCTTGCGTGAATTAATATCCTTGTTGTACGCAGGGCAGATTCCTAAATGGGATGTGTCAGAGGTTAGACCTGCTGGCGCACGTTTGAAAACATTTGGTGGTCGTGCGAGTGGCCCAGCCCCACTGGAAGAACTGTTTGAGTTTGTCATTCAGAAATTCAAGGGTGCTGCTGGTCGTAGACTGTATCCAATTGAATGTCACGACATCATGTGTAAGATTGGTGAGGTTGTAGTTGTAGGTGGTGTACGCCGTAGCGCACTCATCAGCCTGTCTAATTTGAACGATGACCAGATGCGTCATGCAAAGGCAGGTGATTGGTTTAAGTATGAAGGCCAAC